AACAATTTTGCTATCCATAGGAATTTCAGTCGGCCATTCAGCAGGTATAACTTCAACCCAGTCAGTAGGTAGCGGTTCGCCAACTGTCCAACCCAGCAATTCAAGATCACCCTGGAAGCGAGGATATTCATTTGTTTTTGTATTTAGATACATTTTTTCCTTAAGGTATTTGTTTAACAGTTGGTGTTCGACTTGGTGTGCCAGCGACTAGATTTCCCGCTATTTCTGTCGCAGCACCAACGGCATCTGAATAGGTGCTAGCAGCACTTGTGTTTGTTGGTGTAGATGTTGCTAATGCACTTGCCGCATAGTTGATTGCATAAGTGCCAACTGTATAAGTTCCAGTTAGCGAACCGTCTTGGAGTAGCTTGGCAAAGAATCCCAGTGTTCCGGTGTCAGCACTACTGATTCTTTGTTGTGCAGCAATATACAAATTATTAAACCCATCAGCATAAATACCTCCACTATACATTGGATAAGAAGTATTATTACTTTTTATTTTTCGTTGCCATTGCAAAGTTCCAGATGAATCATATTTGAAAATAACAATTCCACGAGGAGTTCCATCAGTGCCAGTCACATAAACATTTCCAGATAAGTCAGTTGAATACCCGCTTAGTCCATAGTTAGCACTGATAGTTCGTTGCCATAACAAAGTTCCAGAAGTGTCGTATTTTGCCAAAAGAAAGTTATCAGTCACTACATAGAAGTTTCCAGATGGATCCATCATTGATCCAGTTGTCATTGAAGAAGCACCCGCAAGGCCAGACATTTGTCGTTGCCATTGCAAAGTTCCAGATGAATTGTATTTTGCTACAAGTTCACGAGCGCTTCCCGAAACATTGCCCTGTCCACCAACAAAAATGTTTTCAGAAGCATCGATTCCAACGGCTCTAAACCAGGTTGCATAAGTTCCTTGTGCCAAAGTGCGTTGCCATTGCAAAGTTCCAGAGGAATTATATTTTGCCAAAATTGCGGCTGGGGCTGCACCAACTTGTGTGTAACCACAAACATAAATATTCCCCGATGAAGCAACTTTTACACCATAGCCTTGGGCTTGACCACCAGTTTTGTAAATCATTCGTTGCCATTGCAAAGTGCCAGAAGTGTCATATTTGGCAAGACTAATTGTTTGTAAAGATACGCTTGAGTTATAGCCTTGAGAAACAATATAAACATTGCCAGCAGCATCCGTGTCAACAGTGCGACCTTCCGAGGCTGAAGTTCCAGCCGCAACCGCCAATGAACGCTGCCACAAAAGAACGCCAGCAGATGAAAATTTAGTCAAATAAACTTTTTGAGGAATACCGTCTTGGTCAACACTTCCAACAAAGAAAACATTGCCAGATGAATCCATTGCTGCATTGAGTAAATTAGTGTAATCTGTGCCCGTATCGGTATACATACCAAGCCAATGCGAAGCATCTGGGCCAAACTTTGAAAATAAAAATCCTAAAGGAATAAGCATTCAATTACCCCAGGTTTCCGATTAGGTGGTAAATACCAGAAGCAGTGCAAACTACAGAAGCTCCAGCAAACTGTTTAGCAGTCTTGAGCAAAGCATCAGCAGAGTTCAAAGTCACACCAGATCCCGCCGCAAAAGTAATCTGCCCAGAACCATTCTGAATAAAGTTGATTGTTTCACCAACAGCCAACACATTTGCAATCGTGATTGTGATGGCGGTGCTAGTTGAAACAATATAAGTGTTTTTGTCACCAGCAACAATGGTGTAATTTGAGGTTTTGTTTGAAACAGCGGTTGTCACAATACCTGAAGAAATTGAGGTTGGTGTTGTGGAAAATGAACTCCAGGCTGAACCATTCCAAAACTCTGGTTGAGGAATAGTGGTGTTATACCCAGCCTGGCCTGTATAAGGTGCAGGAGGTCGCCCAGCAGTTGACCAAATACCAAAACGAGAACCAATGAAAGTTCTTGTGTCAGTGATAGTGCCAACAGTTCCAGCACCAGCAGCAACAGCAACCTGAGCCAACTCCATCTGGTAAATACCAGCATCAGTCTGAGTCAAAGTTGGTGCAACAGGAGAAGAAGCCGGAGTTCCAGCAACCACAGCCAACACAATTGAGTTAGCAGTCGGATCAAGAGTCAAAACAATTGAATCAATGCGTGGATTGGTCGGATTTGCTGTGCTAATAGTTAGAAGCTCAGCAGCAGTCGAAACATAGTAATGACCACGAACCATCGCCTGACCCAAAGCCACAGACACCTGTAAACCAGTGCCAGCAGTGACTTTCAGTTCAGTGCCAGCAGGACTGCCATTCACACCTGAAGCAAAATTGCGAAACATTTGACTGAACTGGGTTTCAGAAGTGTCAATGTTTTCAAAAGGCCAAGAGGTTTGTGCCATTCATTATCTCCTTGTTATACGGCTAAGTTGCCGAATAGTCTGTATTGACCGGATGCAACGCAAAACAGCGTGACTCCAGCATATTGCTTTGCAGTCTTTTTCGCACCATCGGCACTCTGAAGAGTCACTCCAGTGCCAGCGGTGAAAGTAATTTGGCCAGTTCCTTCTTGCATAAACTGAATTTGTGCACCAGCAGCCAAAACATTATCAACAGTGATTGTGATGGCGGTATTTGTTGAACGGATGAACTTGAAAGCATCACCAGCAACAATTGCATAATTGGATGTCTTATCCGCAATGGTCATTGTGTTGATTGCATCAGCACCAGCAGGGCCAGTTGGACCTGTTGCTCCAGTCGCACCCTGAGCGCCTGTTGCGCCGGTTGCACCGGTTTCACCCTGTGAACCTGTTGCACCAACATCACCCTTAGAGGAAAGTAATTCCCAAGCCCAAGGTGAAGTTGAAGGCGCATCGCCCAAATTTGAATACACAGTCGAGAACCATGAAGAGCCTTCATAACTAACTGCGTCTGAGTATTCATAAGTTGTTGAAGAGCTATAAGCGCCTTGCCAATTTATGCCACGATTGCCAATTTCACCCTGCGGGCCAGTATCACCTTGAGGCCCCTGTGGGCCAGTGTCGCCCTGAATGCCTTGTTCACCCTGTGGACCTTGATCACCCTGCAAACCCTGTGGGCCTTGGTCTCCAGTATCACCCTTTAAACCTTGATCACCTTGTGAACCTTGAGGACCAGTCTCCCCTTGAAGGCCAGTATCTCCCTGTGGACCTTGAGGACCAGTCTCCCCTTGAATTCCTTGTTCGCCTTGAGGCCCAGTTTCTCCGACTAAACCTTGCAATCCTTGTGACCCAGTGTTGCCTGTATCACCCTTGTCCCCTTTAGGACCTTGGATACCCTGTTCGCCCTGTGGGCCAGTAGCACCCGCTGAGCCTGTATCACCTTTGTCGCCTTTTGGGCCAATAGCACCTTGAGGACCATCATTGCCCTGTGGCCCCTGAATACCTTGAAGTCCCTGATCACCGCGAGGACCAGCATCGCCATCATCACCTTTTGGACCAGTCGCACCAGCAACGCCCTGAATTCCTTGAATACCAGCGTCACCCTTTAGACCACGAGCGCCATCGCTACCAGCCGGACCAGCCGGACCAGTTGCTCCAGTATCGCCCTTGTCCCCTTTATCGCCTTTAGCGCCACGTTCCCCTGTGAAACCACGTTCACCCTGTGGACCTTGCCCACCGACTGCCCCATCTGCACCAGTAAAACCACGAGGGCCAACCGGACCAGCGATACCTTGCAAGCCACGCTCGCCCCTATTGGCATAAACAGAAACAGTTTTTGAGGATGCTTTTACAACAATCTGATCATCCACTAGCGAACCACCTCTGGACTTACAACCAACTGTCCTTCTGAAAGTCGAAGAACAATTGTCCCGTCTGTGATTTCGATTGCATAAACCGAACCAGTTGAAAGCGTTGCTGTTTCTTCAGGTGTTAGTGAAAGGGTCACAGTTGAACTAGGAACATCAATAGTTGGAATAGTCTCTAAAACCTCTGTGCTAGAACTTACTGAAGTACGAACCTGAAACTTTGCAGTGAAATCTGTTAAATCAGCAACAGAGCCATCGCGGTTTGTGTAGATAAATTCGCGAGCAAAAGTAGCACCAGCTTCAATGTGCAAGTGGTAAGGGATCATAACTAGCTCCTAGATTCGTTCCAATTTGCTAACACGCAAAACTTGGTCTTTTTGAGAATTGACAATTTGGTTTTCATAACCCAAACCACGAGGCTCACCAACAGTTGCACCAAGGCGCACACCATCTTCGGAAATGAGCAAGGCAACTTTTTCAACAACAGCAACCAACTCAATTGAGCCAACAACTACTGTGATTTTGTCGCCAAGATTCCAATCAAGCCCAAAAAGCATTGTTTGGTCATCGGAAGGTAGAACATCTACTGAAACGAACGTCTTGCCATCAATTGCAAGTTCTTTGTCCCCAGCCTGTTCAAGTAAAGAAACATCGTTTGCTGAAGCCTGATTGATAAAACGCTCAATTCGTCTGCCCCATAGTTCCTCAGCGGCAAGAGAATCAAGCGAAGACCTCTCAATGAAGTCACGCAAAGCCCCTTCACCCTGACCTCCCACAATTGCGCGAGTCAGTTTAGGTGTCGAGTAGGCGTAATCCGAGCGGGTCAAGCGACCGTTATCGAGATCGAGGCGAATGTTGGCCGAGCGGTCAACCGGTTCGTAAACCTGAAACTGAAGTTCGTCACCGAGTTGCTCAATTGTGAAGCCAAGGTTTGCCAAATCAGCAAAGCCAGTTAGAAGTTCCTGCAAGGTTTCAAATCTTGCCGAACCATCTACCGTAACACCAAGCCCACTTGAACTTTGAATCGTCAAACCAGCGATGCGTCTTTTACTGGGAGCAGAAGGTCCAATGTTGGCATCTATGTAAGCCTTCATAACATCTTCAGCGAGACCAGTGCGAACATCATAAGCAATTGTCTGAGCCATAACATCGGCGGTGGTTGGCGTTGGATACGCTAGGCGCTCCCCCAAAACAACCGTGTCATCGACACCTGAAATTTCGTAAGTACCAATCGGGTCATCTTGACTCAAATTAGTCAAAATGCTCATGGTTGGACCTGAAATAAGTGTCTGCCCAGAAGCCGTCACAATAATTCCTGAGCCGGGTTTGCGAAGCTCTTCAGCCAGCGCATACCCAACTGGAAGAGTGACTTTCCAACTACCAACATCGTTCTTGATAAGAACAGCGCTGAAACCAACAAGATTTTCAGGTGTAAGTTGACCAACACGATTCAAATCAGAATCTCGAACTTCAATTGTTATGTCGTCTAAAATCAATGAACTACCTCATACCTGAGCGCATAATTGCAAGTGATTCGAGTGTCTACCGTTGCCCCAGTCCCAAGAACTGTCAAGGTACTTGTACCCGGTTGAAGTGGGAAAAGTTTAGGCGCTGCACTTAGCAGAGAATAAACATTGTCTCCAGCGTCATTTGTCACTAACCCTGTTTCAGTGTCAACTGTGATTCTTTGACCCGCAGCGACAGGCGCATTGAAGCCAAAAGTCTGCGAACCATTTGAGATGGTCAAATCAGTCACAGGGCCTAACACGGTCCAAACTGGGTAAGAGGCAACATCGCCAGTGTTATTGACAGTCACAGTTCCCAAAGCCTGAGAAGAAGAGACTTGAAGGCGAGACAACTGTGGCAGAAGACCGCGCCCAGTATTTCCTGAACTTATAGAAAAAGACTGGATTGTGGTCGATTCCCAAAATGGAATTGGGGCTTGAAAAGACATCACCCAACTACACCATGTTAGACCAACATCATCGCCCCAAGAACCTGCCTCTGCCCCACCCACATAATGCAAACCAATAGTGAGTGAAGTTGCATCTGAATACTGGGCAGTCAACGTAGTCTCACCAAGAGCATCTTGAGTCAAACGAGCTAGACGGCGAAGTTTCTCTTCAACATCCGCCCGGTCAGTTCCCAAAACAGTAATTGGTAAATCAATGTCACGAATGCCACGTTTAGAGTTTCTCCAAACACCACCGTTCCCCGCCGAAGGATCAATACGAACCTGAGTGACAGGAATGGCACTAATACCCGAAAGGTCAGTTGTTAGCACATAGTTTTCATTATCAAAAACAATCGTGTCACCATTTCCACCTGTAAGTGAGAAATTTACATTTACCATGCGGCAACCACCTTTGCTCTACGCATTGCTTGGAATAGAGATTGCTCTGCATCTAGCGACTGATTAGGAGCGGCATAGTAATTGATTGTTTTACTCTGACCAGCGTTAGAGAGTCCCATAACCTTTTCAAAACGGTCAAGAGGCATAACAACTTCCGGACCAGCCTCGCCAATAATTGCATTGACTGGGCTGTTTACAAAACCACCTGATGCCAGTCCCGGAATTCGCCCTGTTGGTGAGCGATTCTGAAGGCCGCGGTCAATGTTTGCATTACTGCTTGAAGGCGCTGAAGGAACAGGTGCAGCCATAGCTGCTTTCGCCGCCGCAATCTCGGCCGCAATAGCCCTGATTGAAGAAGCGTAAGAAGCAAGTTGACTCTTGAACCCCTTAATGCTTTCAGCAAAATCTTCACCAATAGTCTTCATAGACTCTTTGAAATTAGTATTAGCGGTTTCCAAAGCACTTGTCAGGTCGGCCTGAGCCACAGCCAAAGCCTCATCACGTGAGACCTTTGCCGCAGCGATGCCTTCATTGAACGCAGTCTGAATCTCTAACTGTTTTGCAGTATAAAGACTCTCTTCATTTGCCAAAGCCGCAGTCAAATCAGTCTGAGCCTGTGTATAAAGAGAACGCAACGCTGCCGTAGCAAGCCCAGACTTCTCATACATAGCAGTTGCAAGCGAGTCCATGCCACTATTAGCCAGCGTCTCAGATTCAGCAAATAGATTCTGAAGCTCCGCTTGGCTCTCAGGCGTTGCCGCCAAAATAGACTGCGCCATAGCATTACCGGCATCAGGCCCCTGAGCCACCACAGACTCAATGAAAGTCTGAGAGAAACCCGCAGAAGCCAAAGCCGCAGCATTGGTAATCAAATCCTTAGCCCCAGTGAGCTTAGTCTTCAAGTTTGTAATCAGACTAGAAACATTCTTAAAAGTCAGATTTGCAAAAGTTTCACCAACATTGATAGACGCAACAGATTCAAAAGCCGAACGAAGACGGTCTTTAGATTGCTGAATGATGTCAGTCATCTTTGTCGCAAAGTCTTTTTGAATGTTTGCAACGTTTGAAGCGTGATCAGCGGAGGCCTTAGCCAAATCAGAATCGCGGTTCTTAGTGAGGTCAGAAACCTTAGAATCAAATTCTTGATTTATTTTGAGCTGTGCGCTGGCAAAATCAGCATTAGCTTTTGTGACCGCAGTGTCATACTTTTTCTTTGCATCCGCAGTCGACTTTTGAAATTTTGAAATTGCAGCAGAAATAGTCTTAGCAGTTGCGGCAGCAGTCTTGGCGCTCGAACTACCAACGCCACCATCGCCAAAACTAGGGACTGTAATTGCCGAACTAACCTTTGACTGCTCGGCTGCGATCTTGCCATTCAAGTTGTCATTGATAGCAACAACTTTTTTCATTGATGCATCGTAAGCGGCTTGACGAGCGCGTTCAGCAGCAGCAATCTCACTAGGTAAAATACTGCCCGGACCAGTGTTAGTCTGCTCGCGTTTTGCAGTTGCAAGATACTTGTCATAGGCGGCAAGGCCAGCCTTGTTAGCAGCAACCGTTGACTTCTTCATCAAGTCAGCTTTGCCAGCATTACCAATTGCTTTTTGCAATTCCATGATGCCAACGACAAGCAAACTAATAGCCGTAATGGCGGCCATAATTGGATTGATTTGCAAAGACGCAGTGAACAAACCAGTGGCCACAGTAGCAACACCCATAGCAACCTTGTAAACGGCTACGGCTCCCGCAAAGATACCAATGTATTTGATTAGATCAATAATGCGGTCACGGTTCTCAACAATCGCGGTGACAATCTCCATAAACCTGTCAGCGATTTCAGCCCAAGGGACAGCCTTAACAGCCGCAACAAGTTTCGGACCCATCTCATCAATGAAGTCACGAATCTTAGGCAAGATGCTCTCCAAAGCTGGAATGAGCGCCTCACCAATGTTTGCAACAATCTCATCAAAACGAGAATTGATTGTCTTGATTGCGTTGCCAAAAGTGTCTTGGTACTTTACAAAGTCACCCTGTTGAATACTTGTCTGTCTAAGAATCTCAGAGTAAGAAGCCAAAACCTTTTGCTGTGGAGTAAGAGCATCCTTAGTGGTCTTGATAAGACCAATCTCCATCGCACGAGTGCGAAGCGTTGCATCATCAAGCAAAACACCAAAACGGCGAAGAGGCTCAGCCTGACCCAAAAGACCTGACTGTATAGCCGCCAAAGCCTCAGCGGTAGGAACATCATTGAACGAGCCAAGATCACCCGCCAACTGAACCATCTCAATTGAAAACTTTGCCGCTTCAGAGCCAGCAAGCCCAGCCGATTTAGCAAAAACACCCATGTTTTTTGCGGCCGATAGAGCTTCAGTTTCAGTAATACCTGCAAGGTTTGAAGCCTGTTTTGCGTATTCCTGAACAGCCTTAGCACCCTCACCAAAAACTTGGTTTACGCCCTCGAACTCAGCCTGAAGATTAGAGGCACTCTTGACAGCATCCGAACCAAAACGAACGGCAGCAACACCCAAAGCGGTGAAGATTGCCGGGCCAATAAGGCGCTTGATTGAGTTGTTGAAACCGTTAGAGAAACCATCTCCAGCCTTTGCGCCAGCAACGCTCGCACCTTTTGACAAGTCTCCCTTAAGATACTTTTCCATATCTTTTGTGCCGGGAACAATGTTCACAAAGGCCGTTGCTAATGCTCTGGTTGCCATCGCTATTCTCCTTCAGGATTCATCATTTTGAGTAGTCTTCGAACGTCTGCATCGCTACGCTTCTTCGTCGAACCAATGCGGGTAGTCGAAGGGTCAGGCCACGGAGACGGGTAAGGTTTTGGCTTCTTTTTGCCACTGTTCACATTTGCCAAAAGGTCAAAGGTATGTGCGCCAACAATCCATTCACGCGAAACTGGGTAATTCCATTTCGACATTGAAGCCTGAGTCCACGAACTTGTATCCTGCAAAAGAATAGAAATTAGATAGATTGCTTCAAGCCACGAAACAGAGCCACCGATTTCAAAAATGCTCAGTTGAAAACGTGAACGGAAGTCGTAAGCGAGTTGTGGAGTATGCTCGTCGATTAACTCTCGGAGCTTACAGATTCCCCCACTGAACTACCTTGAGTCCATCCCTCAAGCCATGCGTTGAATTCCGCGGCAGCCATTGAGTCAACGGCAGCAAGTTCAGGTGAATCCTCTGGCATAACAGCCTCAAGAATTGTAAAAGCCTGATCCGCTTCATCTTTTGCTTTGCGAGCCTTACGAATAGCACCCATAGGCAAAGCGTTGAATGAAGGGATTGTGAAAGATTTACCTTTGTGTTCAAAGGTGTAAGTTTTGGGAGCGGTCATTTGTTTTCCTCAATTTGCGGTTAGTAGCGGTTAGGGGTGGAACACCGGGGTAAGACAACCGCTATGCCCTACCCCGGCAGTTTTTGGAGTTTTTTAGTCTTCGAACTCTGAGAAGAAGATGTCTGCAACGCGACCATCGGTCACGTACGCAGTCACGGTCATGCCGTAGCCAACCGCTTCACCATTCTGGATTTGCTGCGCTTCAACTGAAAGAATTTCACCTGAAGGAACATAGTGACGAATTTGCTTTGCGCCGTCGATTACGTCAACAACGAAAGACTTACGGCCGCCAGTGTTTACTGGGTTCAGTTCAATCTTTCCGCCGGTTAGAGTGCCACCGAAGTAAGCCTCAATTGCATCCTGAGTGGTCTCAAGAAGCATGAATGAATAAGTCACAGTTGCTTCAGTGATGCTCTCGCGAACAAGTGAAGCATCCTGCCATGCGCGGATCTGGTTGGTTGACTTGTCGGTTGTGAAAGTCACACCATCGGTTGACACGAAGCCTAGAGCTGTGAAACCTGTAAGTGTTGAAGTTGAAGAAGTTGGTGCGGTTGCGGTGGTTGGGCCTACATAAACTGACCCGGTGACACCTACAACAACGTTTGCTGCATCTGACATAGTTATTTCCTATCGATAGGGGTTATGCCCCAAAGGGCTGTTTTCTGCATAGGGCAGAAATCTAAATTGTCGTTCCCTTGACCACTAGGGCCACATCTAGAGAACGTTTTTCTTGGCCTGTTTCTTCAGTGGTACGCACTGGGCCAAGTCGGACCTCGGCTCGTTTGATTTCCTCACCAACGCAATCGCGTACAAGTGATTCAACATTCAAGGCAAGCCCTGAAGCATCTGCATAAGAATCTGCATAAACCTCAAGTGTTAGAGAAGCATCCTTTGTCACCCGTTGTCCGGTCTCTTGACCGTAGGCAACTGTTATGACAAGTTGCTTATTTGGGGTTGACTGGCTTGGTGGAGAATGCTTTGTTGCAACACGAACATTTGCATCGGCAAGAGCCGTGTTGAAGTATGTGACAAGAGTTTGTTCAATGTCTGGATAAATAACAGCCATGGTCATCCCCTCTTGGTAAATTTGTAAAGCGCTTTTCGAAGGTGTGAAACACCGTCACGCTTTTGGGTGTAAAAGTAAGCCTTTAGAAATGTTTTTTCATCGGCATTAGAAATAATGTTGACTCTGGGTCTGCGATTGCGACGCTCCCATTCGACCGTAAAACCAGCTTCGGCATAACCGGAGATTGTCCCGCCCGCCCCAAGTTGAGCGTGATCAGCGGTGGCTTGCGCTTCGGCAGCTACGTCTCTACCCATTTGGGTCATCATCGCTTTGAATTGAGGATTGTTATTTAAAAAATCTTCAACGCCTTTAGGGTCTACATAAACCCCGTTTACTTTGAAGTTAGCCAAGACGTTTCCTAACATGAACAACAACGCCTGTCTCAAAGGAATTTGAAGGCGCTCGCCAATCTTTAGCGATACCATCCTTCAGCCACATTTCGCCACGAACCTCAAAACGGTCATCGTTTTCAATAACAGTTCCAGTAGGCATATACAGCGTCATTTTGGCATCAATCGGATCACGAGAGATTTCAACTGGCTCATTTGTTGACTCAAAACTAACCAACACATTTGAAACTGAAATGGTCGTTGAATCTGTTTCAGGATTACCGTATGCGTCAACTGAAGTTGAAGAAAAGCGATGAATCAGGATTGTTTCGCCACCGTCAAAAATGCTCATTTGAACTCTTTCCGATTAGCGAGAAAATTTGTTGTCAGTTGGAAAACGAGTTTGGTAAGTGCCGTTTCCAAGCAACGAAGAGGTCCCCATGTTTTTAGGGGCAAAAGATTTAGCAACTTGCTCATCGGCAGGTGAAAGTTTCAACTGTCCACCAACGGCCCAAGTCGCATAAGTTTGGCTGAAAGGTCCCACAGATTGCTGAGAAATACCCTGAGCTGCTCCAGAAGGAATAAGGATTGTTCGAGCAACCATGCCCGCAACAACCGCAACAACAACATCTGGGATAATGTCCGAACCGTGTTCGTAAGTGATACGCAAAGGCATAGTTGAACCCAAGTCATACAGTGACTGGAATCCATCCCATGTGTAATCCACAGGAACGCCATTGATGTCTTCAACGTTAGTGACCGCAATCACCGGGCGTTGGATAAGGCGAGCAATGCCACCTTTAGGTATTACCAAAATTGTCGATTCGCCAGTTTCAAACTTCTGAACAGACATTTGAACAAAAAGGGCAGAAGCATCCTCAAGCCAAGCCTCGGCTTTGCCTGTTTCTTCAACTGTGAGAGGTCGGCCCAAACGAGCTTCGACATCTGAAATAGTTGCTAGAGCCATCATGCCCCTTTCAAAAAGTTTTACTAAGAAGGATGGGAGCCAGCCGAAGCCAGCCCCCACCCGATTTGCTTAGAAATTAAGCTGAAACGTACTTCACAACGCCCGCAGCGCGAGTCACCTTTGAGCCGTAAACGTTTAGACCACGAACGATGTCCGCGAACTTTGACTGGTTGCGTAGAGACTCAACCTTGTCAATCTGTGAAACGAATGCAGCCGCAGTCTCGTGGTATCCAAGAGCAACTGGCTTGGTAGCCTCTGCGAATGCTGGAGTCTCAATAACATCCATGCCGTATAGGCGAGCAATCTGACCTGAACGAAGCTCTGCTCCGCCAGTCACCTGCAAGTCTGAAAGACCTGAAAGTAGAAGGTCAGCCATAGCAGGGTTAACTGCTACGAAACGGCCCGCAGTAGGTACTTTGTTCTTTGCAAGAGTCAAACGAATCTTTGCAATAGCAGCGCGAGCCTCTGCGTAAGTGTCAACTGCTACAGGGGTTGATTCCTGACCGTTGGTTGCACCTGCAAGCATCTGAGCAATTGCGTACTCTTCAGCGTCTTCAGCAAGACCCTTACCAGCAGCAGAAACCCAAGCGTCGAAAGTACCAGCAGCCTGAACTGCGTCAACGTCGTCAATGTTTACTGAGAACGCCTTTTCCTGATCGATTAGAAGGTCAACCTGAGTGTCGCCAAGAGCCTCTGCATCGATTACGCGGCCAGCGCCAGCGTAGTCAACGATTGTTGGAGTGGTTGCGTTGATGATGTGAACTGTGTTGCCCTTACGAGCGTCGCCAGCGAACTGAGTGTTTAGAGTAGGGATGATGATCTGGTTTGCGAAAAACGCTTCCTGAACGCCAGCAGACCAAATCTCTGGGATGAAGTTATCGATAGCCATTTGGCAATCTCCTTAATTTTTTTAGGGGTTAGTTTTTGCCCATAAGCGAATCCAATAACCCCGCAGAGCGAGCTTCAAGGATTTGCACGTTGGACATACTGGCAAGGTCAGCGCGCGAGAGCTGCGCTTTGCCAGAAGGGGATTTGCCCCGAATACCCTGACCCAAATCTGGGGCAGAAAACTCAGGGGCTTTAGTGTGCGCTTCGACCCATGCCGCAATAGCGTTGGAATCGACTTCGCCAGATTCATCAATGAAAGAATTACGGTCGAAAGACAAAAGAGAAGACGCATCTAGGGTCTTGCCAGAAATGGCAGACTTCAATTCGGCTTCAACTAACTTGCCAGCAAACTCACGGCGTACAGAAGCGGCAGTTTCTTCACGAGTAGAAGCAATGAGCTTCTCTTGATCAGTCAAACTTGCCTTTTTCAACTCTTCAAGTTCTTTAGCAGCCTGAGAATTGGCTTTTGCTTGCGCTTCGTTTTTACGACTTAGCGACTTCCATTTTTCAACCTCAGAATTCAAATCAGTTGTTTCAACTGTTTCTGTCTCTAGGACTTCTGGGGTTTCAATAATTTCTTCGGGCATGGGTTTCAATCTCCGTTTCGGATTTTGTTGCGCTCATTTCGAGCCTTCTCTGCGGAATTGCAGAAATCTATAAATCATTAGGGCCGGTAAAGTGTTGGCCTCTAATGGAGAGCAAAGGGCCTAGTTCACCGTGTTCGTGAACGATTAGTTCTTTGCGGTAATCAATGGCACGACCGCCAGCGTCAAAAGACCCAAAGCGGGTATCTATTGCTTCGTGTGTGTCATTGAGAAGTTGTTGGTCAATGATTTGACCCGGGTCAGAGTTGCCGTAGATTTGCGCTTCACCGCAGTCACAACCGGGGTGAATTGGTTGCAAGTTCCCACGGGTGTATCGCTGAGTCGAGGCAACATAGCAAAGGGCGCAGTTTTCTGAACCGGATAACACTCGGACAAAACCAACAACACGATCATCGCCACGGCGGGCAGTAAACGAGGCGTTTCGTCTAGCTAACTGAACATCGGTTCGGGCAAGCATCTCTGCTCTTAGCGCACCTGCCTCTTTGGCAACATCTAATGATTTGCCTTGGGAGAGCAGTGTTCTAAGTTCAACAAAAGGGCGTGAATAAACAGTTGTGAAGTCAACACCGTTTCGAATTGCCTCTGTCGAGATAATGTCGTCGGATAACTTGAACGGCTTGAACGGTTGCCCGTTGGCCTTGGCGACCTCTTTATAATAAGCCAAAGATAGTTTCGCCGCTTCACGTTTAGCACCTGTGAGAGCGCCCTGAATCGTTTGAAGATACCTTTGGATATCCTCATCGCGCCAAGAACCAAGACCAAGGAAAGTGTTTCGAGCTAACTGCCCGGCCGAAGATAGAATCCGACCAGATAGGGCTGTATAACTATCCGTTAGTTGTTTGTTGACCGCCATTTATGCCACCTAGCAACGCGTTATTAAGAATCTGTTCCCCCGCACGTTCAACTTCCATCTCAGCAACCTCTTCAGGGCTGAACTGGCCAATCAATGACATACGCATCCGGAAAGGAACGTCTTGGAACTTAGAGTTAGCATCTGCGCGTTCAGCAAGTGAGTAGCGTTCGGCTGGTTTCCAAATTGGTTCCAAGTCCAAAAGGTTTGCGCGAACATCGTCGCCCAGCCACTTGAACATCAAAGACATAACCTTTGACCAAGAAGGGGTCACGCGTGCCATGCGGTCTTCAGCCTTGAAAACAAGACCTTCACGCGCCAACGATGCGCCCTCGGCAGACTGGTTTGCACCGTCTGGACTTAGGTAATGCATTGGGGTACGAGTAAGGGCTGCGAAGTCTTGAATGTCTGCACGAACAGCATTCAAAATCCCACTCAGGTCAGTCTGTGAAGACTCGCCAAGAGTTGCACCTTCTGGAAGCATCCAAAGCGCCCCGGCAGACGGTGTGAAAATACCGTTGTAGTCAATTTCATTACCGTCTTGATCCTGATTAGGAAAATCGCCGGAAATCCACTTTTGCTTGAAAGCCTGAGTGGTTGCAATGACTAGACGTTGCAGAATCATGTGATTGATTCGGTCAAGAATGTCTAGGAACGGTTCGAACTCACCCTCGCCATCAATGTTGCGGAATTTGATAACAGGAACTTCACCCAGTGGGTTTACCGATGAAAGTTCTTCACGGTAAATCCAGCCATCCAAGTTGTAAAGGTTCTTATCGATTTCGCGAGTGAAAACCTCAATACGGTCTGGATAGTAGAAGTAGGCGTAATCAAGTCCGTCACGCTCATCGCGCCAAAGCTTTACCGCTTCAGTGACAATGCGTGGGTCAAGCGGGTCAGTCTTTGCTTCAACCTGTCTAGGGTCTTCAATTGTCACAACCGGGATGCCAAAAGCGTTCGGTGGACCAACAATTGCGTAAGCCTCACCAAAAGTCAGCATCATGTTGTGCAAATCGGCAGAGCCAACTTCAAGGTTGTTAGCCTTCCACAAACGGCGGGCAAGAACGTCACCATTCTCGTCACCATCTGCGCCAGTTCTAAAACCGTCAATGATCATGCGCTCACGAGTTGCAGCAACGGCCAACTGAGCCAAGTTTGTGCGAGCCTTTTTCTGGAAACGACGGTAAGCAACCGAAGCGCCTTCTGCCCCTTCTGGAAGTGGAGCGTCGCCCTCGTAGTAGCGTTCCAACAGATTCAGTTCTTTTTGGTCTTCAGCCAAATCCTTTACCAAATACTGTTGGCTTGAGGTTAGTTCAGTAGCCAAGAGTTTCTCCTATCGGATACGGCGTGGAATAAAGGTGGACTTTGTAGCCTCACCCTTTGAAAGAGCTTGCAATCTGGCTTGGTAAGCAAGAACAGCCGCAATCGCCGCGTCAATTTTGTTTTTAGAATCCGGATGCTCTTTTGCAATGGACATACCTGAGCGGCCCACTCTTCGGCGGGCGTTCAAAATGTGTCTAGTCAAAGCGCACACTAAAGCCCCTGAGTTTTCAGCCCCAGATTTGGGTCAGGGTATTCGGGGCAAATCCCCTTCTGGCAAAGCGCAGCTCTCGCGCGTTGACCTTGCCAGTATGTCCAACGTGCAAATCCTTGAAGCCCGCTCTGCGGGGTTATTGGTTTCGCT